ACCCGGTTTGGGGTTTCTAGTGAGCGATATTGACACAGTGACGGCACCATCTCCCGGAACCCCATCCGGCCATGCTGACTGTGACTACTGTGCGGGTTCCCCTGTCCCGATGCTGCAGGTTCATAAGTAGATCGGATAGAATAAGGTAGATCGTGGTTGACAGGGTAGGCGATACCGTGGTCTATTTGAGTAGTGGCAATGGTGCCACCGGAAGGCAGGTACAGAATGACACCGGAACCCGGCACAGTTGTGACGGTTCATATGAACCTAAACAATGTGAAGAGTGGCAAACCCCGATGGTCGATCAAGCACAAGGGCAAGGTTGTCTGTAATGTCGATCATGTGACCTTGCGGGATTGCACCCCACTAGTCGCACCCGGTGGCCATCGTCGGATACTTAGCAAGGGACATCGTGAGGTCTATGCAAGGGTCAAGGGAACCCTTGTTAGCACCGGAAGGCAGGAGACCGGACAGCAGGAGATTCACTTGAATCCGCATCGCTGCCGTGATTTTACGATGGCCGATGGCACGGTCTACACCGGATCACCGATGGCATACTTCAATCAAGATAGTTTTTTCACCGTCTAGCAGGAAGGCAGCGACATGACAATTACATACATCAACAACGGGGAACCCGTCACACTGGAGGATCACCCGCTACAGTGGCACCTGCAGGGACTACAGCAGACTGCTACAGGCTACGGGCAACGGCTCACAACACGGCACAAGGTACGCCACAACGGGAGATTGTACCGTGTGTACGCCACTTGTTTTTCTAATGCGGCATCTCACTGGATCATCGCAGGGGGTGTGAAACTTCACATCGCAGATTACCAGGTTTCATAACAGCCCACCGGGCAGGAAGGCAGCAAGATGTGTGACGCTTACATCGAACCCGAAGGATGCGAATTCTTCTGTGAGGATTGTGCCCCCGAAGGGGCTGAGGGATACCCGGATGGCGGGGGTGAGGCAGATACACCGCAGCACTGCAGCGGATGTCACTGTCCCCTCGACAATCCACTAACTGAGGAAGGAATTGCCTATGTTGTCGAGGCCGTAGAAGAGTCACTGGCGGCGGGTAACTACACGATGATGTGTGGCACCCCTTACAAGGGAACATGGTTCGAGGACTCCCGGCATTGTGAGATTGTCCGGGGTTGGGCCGAACAGGTGCAGAACTACAACCTGAGCGATGCCGATGCGGATACGGTCGAGAAGTTTCTAGAAGTTTCAGAGAAGTAGCCCTAACCAGGGCAGGAAGGCAGCAAGATGGACAAGTGCGTATACACTGGGTGCGACAATTCACGGCGGACCCGTGGATTGTGTCATGGCCACTATCAGGTTCTGAGAACCTATATTCGGCAGGGTAAAACAACCGAAGCAGAGCAGGAGCAGAAGGGTCTGCTGATGTCTAAGGGTACCGGTCAGGGCCGAGTGCCAGCAGGACACGGCGACTTTCTGGATCCCGATGCGACCGGGGATGCGAAGTAAAGTAGATAGTGAAAAAAGCTGGCCCGGAAGGGCAGGAAGGCGACAAGATGAAACAAGTGGAATTGCTGGCTCTATATTTGAGCCTGAAGCACGGCGACAAGGTGGCGATGGATTTTTCGGGGTGCTGGTCTGGCGGCAAGACAACCCTGATTGTGACTAGTGCCCATCGAGTGGTGGGGAAGCGGAAGGTAGGCCGCATCATTTTCAAGCATCCCGACAATCTCAGGGGGTGCAAGTTTGTCTGGTACAACGATGATGGCAGGGTCTCGATGGCTCACGGCGACATGGCGGCGACTCTCAAGTCAGCGGAATTGGTACAAAACTAGCCCGGAAGGGCGGAAGGCGGACAGCATGGTAAATTTACGAGACCCCTACGCAGTGCATATTCTCCCGGCGGCAGTGGAGTACAAGGCGGCACCCTATGGGAAGATTGCCACGATCCCAGCGGGTACGAAGTGCCGACTGGCTACGAATCTCCCGGCAGCGGACGGGCTGAGGTACTGGGCCTTGCCTTGGGAAGGTATGACTGAGAAGGCACGAGGATGGCATCGTGGTTACGGGTTCCTGCTCACAGTGGAGGATGTACGAGGGAGCGATGCATCGCCCCTGTTCGCAACCTTGGAAGGGGGCGAGTGATGAAGGTAGCGATCCAAGAATTACGCTGTGCATTCAGGAGTTTTGACAAGTGGAAAACCTACGGATTCGCACGGGATCTGAAGAAGGCAGGGAAGGTGCGACAACTGGACATTTACGATGCTGCTGCCCTGGTGGGGATTCTCCCAAGCGTTGCGAGGATGCGGCTTGCTGATCTAGAAAAACAGAAAGGGGGCAGTGATGCCTAATCTCGAACTAAATTTCATCATGTCTGTGATATGCCAGAATCTCCCAGCGGTCAGCAATAAGACCCTGCTCTCCATTGCAGACCAGTTGGAACCACTCGATGACAAGACTGCTGAGATGGCTGACGATGAACTACTCGAAGCACTGGAAGGGGGCGAGCGATGAGTGACCCAGCAGCAGAGGCAGCCCGGGATCTGCTGGCCCGTGCGAGGGCAGCAGCAGAGGAGATGACTACTCAAGACGATGTAAGTGAGGAGGACATAGCGGTCGAGGTTTCCGTAGAAATTGAGAACTTAGAGCATGATGCGAGCGGCAATATCAGCAGGGGTATCGACCCTGCAATCGAGTACGCCTTTGTCGAGGCGGTCAAAGGTCACTTGAAAAGTTGGGGCTACTAGCCCCTCAGAAAAGGAAGGCAGACAGATGCTAAATGACAGTGATCCGCAATGGGAAACAATCGGCTGCATCTATGTGGATGCAGGACTCTGCTGGCTTGGCGATCCCTGCTACATCATGGGGGATGAGGCGAGCAGCAGGGTCAAGGACTGGGGCAAATTTGTCGAGGCCCTGCACAAGGGTAGCGGCACCTCTGCTCCTCTAGGTGAGGGGGTAGGGGTTGCGGTGAGTACGGGCTGGGGGGATGGAAAGTACCCGGTGGAGGTGAAGAGGAGAGCGGGTCGAGTGGCAGAAGTTCGCATCGTATTCATAGCAGAGGGGGAGGAGTGACCCGCACCGAAGAGATGCGTCTGTCCTGTCAGCGATTCCATGCTGCTCACCCTGAAGTATGGGAGCTCTTCGTGAAGTTCTCACGGCAGAAGATCCGGGAAGGCTTCGAGCATTACGGAGCGAAGGCCGTGATGGAGCGGGTCAGGTGGGAGACGGAGGCAGGTGGAGGTGAGTACCGCATCAACAATAACCATTGCAGATTCTATGCGGAAAGATTCAACAAGATCTGGAGGGAGGGGTTCTTCCGTTCGAGAAGGGGTCCAGCGTCCACGGAGACGGACGCTGATCCCTCCCCCCTCTCTCCACTATGGGGAAAGGCTGGAGGCGGCAGGGAAGGGCAAGGCTAGGTGGAATAGATCCTATTGACATGGTAGTATGAGTAGGCTAGAACATAGAAACAGAGGAGGGGTTGCCCCCATTGGCGGGCTACTGGCGGGCTTCCCCTCCTCACTACAAGGAAGGCAGTGACATGAGTAGTGACCTGGAAGGCTTGCGAGACCAGCAACAGGGGGAGGTTCATTACCTCTGGCAAGCAATCGAGAAGTTAGAGAAGCGTGTCGAGGTGCTGGAGTTGGAAGGCTCCGACAACCCCGACAACTACCCGAAGCAGAGCGTGGTCTCTCGTCTCCGTTGGAGGTGGGAACAGTTCAAAGGAAAAAGGAAGGCGGTGCGGCGTGGGTGATAAAGTTTTCAAGTTCATCTTTCTGTTGATGGACATCGACACTGACCCCTCAGAGGAGGGGATCAACAAGCCGGATGAGTTGGAGGAGTTCTGGAAGAGGTATCAGGATGACTTCGATCTGTGGCTAGAAGGCAAGGGCAGGTCACGCTTCGATTGGGAAGGGATCACCGTCATCCCGATTGAACACTACGACTTCGACAGTGCTGCCATATATGGGAGGTCGGAAGCCTTCCACCTGGGCTTGTCGAACCTCAACACCATCAGCGTGATTCTCTCCGACGAGGCGGAAGGGGTCTATGTCCCTCGCCACCCCCTCGCAAGGGTGAGGAGGGAGGAGTAATGGTAATGGAATCATGGCAACAAGACCTCTACGCAAGAGAGGCAGCAGAGGATGCAGCGGAGAAGGCCAGTGACGCTGCCTTTGCAGGGATCAGGGAGGAACTCCCGGCCTTGAGGAAGGCCATTGAGGTGTTCCCTGAGACATCATGCACTCAGGCTCAGTTCGACGAAGTAATGAATCAGTTTGACGCCATCTGGAGATCTCAAGACTTGGAAGATCCAGGGCTTGAGGAAGAAGTGAACGCTCTCCTCCTCGCCTTCGAGAAGAAGGTAGGAGAGGGGGAGAAATGATCCGCTTCATACTCATGCTGCTGCACCCAGGTTTCTGGCTGGACCTGTGGAATCTCCGCAAGGAGGACGACAGCCTCGACCTCACCGATACACCTGAATCTGCTGCGTATGCTGCAGCACAGGCAGAAGAATACAAGGCGTGGGCGACACGCCAAAGAAAGAAAGGAAGGGTATGAAACTACCGACAAAGCGGAAGGACATCCCACCCCCATCAATCGACGGGGATATGTTTTTGGTGATCGGTGAGCCGAAGTCAGGCAAGTCCACCTTCGTCAATCAGATCCCCAACTGTCTCGTGATCGACACGCAGCGGGGTCATGCCAAACTGGGTGGCATGGTCCTCGATCTGAGGGAGGCAGGTGCCGACCCCCTTGCCACCTTCGGAGAGGTGCTGGCAACGCTGCAGAAGGACTGCCCCTATGATGTGGTGGCAATCGACACCCTCGACGATCTCTCTGTCATGGCTGAAGAGTTAGCCACCCAGAGATGTAATGTAAAACTGAACATGAAAGAGACAGGGATTGCCAACTTCCCTCATGGTACAGGGTGGCTCCAACATAGGGAGATCATGATGAAGATGGTGACACAGATCAGGGCACTCCCATGTACCACCATCCTGGTGGCTCACAACAAACGCATGATCGACGAGGAGACCAGCGAGGTGAGCAAGGTGCTGGATCTCCCCGGCAAGTTGGCCCATCACATACCCGGCGAGGTAGATCACATCGCCATCGCCTCTCGCTCGAAGAAGGGGTACACGCTTTCCTTCGAGGGCTACGAGCATGAGAGGTCAGGCAAAAAGACTGTCATGCAAGCGGGGTCGAGGCTCAAGTGTCTCAACGGCAAGGTGATCGAGACCTCTTGGGCATCTCTCCAGAAGTCAGTGAAGGGGGGCAGCGATGGCTCTGCCTGATAACTTTATACCCGACGAGAAGTTCCGGGCGTTGAAGGAGGATCTTTTGCCCCTCGACCAAGCGAGGGCGATGGCGAGTGATATATTGGTGAGCCACTCCTTGATCATCCAAGAGAATGATTTGCCCAAGGAGTGGTGGAGGATTGCGTTGTCGAGGAAGGTCATCAAGAAGGGAGAAGATGGGGAGGATGTGACGCTAGGTGCGTACTTCATGATCTCACCGATCAACGCTGGCCGTCACGGCATGGGCTACATGATCGTGAAAACCGCCGACTTCGAGAGGAGGGTGCTGATAATGTGGGAGGCAGAGAAGGGCAACCTGCCAGCCATGTTCCATTGGAAGGGTAGCGTGATTGGCTCTGCTATCGACGAGGAGTTAAGAGAGGGTGATCCAGGTGGGTCATTCGACGGGTTCGGAGGGTTCGATGAGTAAGGAAGGCAAGCGATGACAACCCCAGCAGACCAGATCGACAGCGACTCGATCAAGGAGTTGCTGTACACAGTGCTTAACAATGTCAACGAGAACCATAGAGACTTGCAACGCCGCATAGCGGACTTGGAGTTTCAACTAGGAAGGAAGGCAAACAATGCCAGCATGGAACGGTAAACCACCAGCGGATACCAAGGGGGGGGGAGGCAGTATGCTCCGACCCGGCACCTATGAAGCGACGATCTCTTCCATCGAGGAAACCACCGGGTTCGACGACAAGACGCAAGTCTGCGTCACCTACGGGGCAGGGGGGCAGTCGATCAGGCAGTGGGTCACCGCTGAACTTGGCGATCCCGACAACAAGGGAGTGTGGATCTTCTGGAAACTGGTGGGGGCACTCGACTACCCCACTCAGGAATACTGGGAGACTCCCGCAGGGGAGCGAGAGGCAAGGGAGTGGAATCCCCTTGAAGACTTGAGGCAGTGCATGGAAATAGGTCGCACCGTATTGTTAACGGTGGAGTCATACTCCAAGAAGTCTGGAGGCATGGCGACGAGGGTATCCTCCAGCAAACTGGCATCCCCTCGCCGGAACCCCGGTGCAGCGACACACACAGGCCCAGCAGAGGCGGCAGTGGAACCTAAAGGTTTCATCGCCAACGACGATGTGCCATTCTAAGTAACACCTCCTCGGGGTGGGGGAGAAGGAAATCGCTCCCTCCCTCACCCCCTTCTTGGAGTGCTATGACTTCCGAACTTTTTCTAAGTTATGACCCTGAGTGGGGCTGCTTCTCCAGCAGTGAGATCTTCAATGAACTATGCAAGGAGCATCTTCCTCTTAACTTAGAGGACTTGGATATCTGCGAGCAGATCAACCACCTACTCGACCGTTCGTTTGAGTTAGAACTCTCAGCAGATCCAGAGATCCGTCAGTCTGGTCGTCGCCTACGCACTGCCGCCCGTCATGCGTGGCGTAAGGCACTCAAGATAGAAGCTGCTGAGTTAGGTTGCAGTGGTCGCTACCCTGTGCGTTGGCGAGACCTGCGGGTGGACACTGGCCCTGGTGGCTATGCTATCAAGTCTTCAATACAAGACATTCAGAATCATGTTATGCTCCGCTACGACATAGCGGGGCCGAGGAGGATTACAGGCAATTGGTAAGGGGGGCACTGTGAAGATAGGGATCTGGTACGAGTTCACGAAGGAAGAGAAGAAGGTGGTGAGGAAGGAACTGCGAGGGCTGAAGGCCAACACAGGTCAGGCAACCCCTGAAGAACTCATGGAGTGGGCGAAGAAGGTGATTCGAGAAGCCCTCGACACTGCTGCTGAGTATCAAAAGGAATACATACGGTGAGCGACTACGACTACACCTACTTGAGTTACGGTTGCGGTGTGCAGTCCACCGCTCTGCTGGTTCTCTCTGCCCTTGAGCAGCGAGGTGTGCCGAAGGTGGACGCAGCGATCTTCGCTGACACTGGCGACGAGCCACAATACATCTATGACTACCTGGAGATCGTGAAGCCTTGGGCAGAGGACCACGGGATCCCTCTGCATATCTGCTCTGCTGGCAAACTAAGTGCCGACTTGCTTGAGACTGACCGGACCTTTGTAGCAATCCCGGCCTGGAGACCAATGGATGATGGCCGTGAGATGCCCATGCGTAGGCAATGTACGAGGGAGTACAAGGTCACGCCAATCGAGAAGAAGGTGCGGGAACTTTTAGGCTACCAACCTCGCCAGCGAATCAAGGAGAAGGTTCGGTGCTTCTTAGGCATTAGCATGGACGAAGTTACCAGGGTCAAACCTTCACGCACTTCATGGGTGACAAACGAGTGGCCTCTCATTGACGCAAGGTTGAGAAGGCCGCAATGCGTAGACATTGTGGAAGAAGCAGGGCTACCAAAACCATCCAAAAGCAGTTGCCACTATTGCCCTTATCATTCAAATAAATACTGGGAGTGGCTAAAGAAAAATCATACTGCCGATTTCCAAAAGGCAGTGGACTTCGACATAGCAATCAGGGAGTTGCATAAGGACGACCCGATGTATGTTCACCGATCTCTAAAGCCTCTTGGTGAGGTTGACCTCACCGACTACCAACTCTCTCTTTGGGATGAGGAATGCGAGGGCTACTGTGGGATCTAGGGGGGGAAGTGAATGAGCTGGCACTATTCTCAGGCACTGGTGGATGCATTCTCGGAGCGAGGCTTGCTGGTCACAAGGTCATCGCAGCGGTTGAAAACGAACCGTACTGCATCGAGGTCTTGCTTCGGAGGCAAGAGGATGGGTCGCTCGACCCCTTCCCAGTCTGGGATGACATACGATCATTTAACGGTAAACCTTGGAATGGCATCGTCGATGTTGTGTCTGCTGGATTCCCCTGCCAACCCTATGCCCAGTGCGGCCATCAAGGAGGGGTCGAAGATGAACGGAACCTCTGGCCCGATACCTGTCGAGTCATTGGCGAAGTACGACCACGATACATCCTCTTGGAGAATGTCCCTCCCGTTGTTCAACACCTGGGAGGAGTATTGTCCGGAGACTTGGCCCGTCTCGGCTATGACTGTCGGTGGACAACTATATCCGCTCGTTCCGCAGGTGCCCCACACCTTCGGAAGCGATGGTGGTGCGTGGCCTACTCCAACAGCCAACACGAGACCGAACGAGGGGAATGTAAGATTGCTGCGAAAGCAAGTTCTCGAAGGTGATCTGACTGAAGCAGAAGCCACAAGTATGCTCAACGGTAAGTCTCCCTTCTCTGCTCAGGGTGTGATCCCCGCCATGCCAACACAAAACGATTTGAATGATGCCGTAGATCTCAAGGAGGGGCCAGACAATGGTGGTCGATTGAACCCCGATTGGGTGGAATGGCTCATGGGCTGGCCTGTGGGCTGGACCTCCCTCGACCCCCTCCCTGAAGGAACGATGGAAGCGTGGGAGACAAGCGTAAAGGCTGGCACTTACTGGGACACTGATCCAGCGGACACAGGGGATGTCCCCCGGCTAACAGAGAAGAAAGAGAATCGAGCTTCACGCTTGAAGGCAATCGGCAACGGGCAAGTCCCTGCTCAAATCCTCTTGGCTTGGGAAGTGCTGGGATGAACAGAATACTGTGCTTGGATCTCGGCACCACTACCGGGTTCGCCTTCCACAGTGAAGGAGATGTAAGCCACGGGATAAAGAAGTTCCCCAAAGACCTGGGCGAAAGGCTCCATGAGTTCTATGACTGGCTGCACACCCTCAGACCTGACCAAGTGATCTATGAAAAACTGTTCAATGCACCGGGCAGGTCGGCCCTTACCCTCAATGCCATGACCGGGGTGGTGATCCTTGTAGCCACGCAACGGGGCTGGGAGATCTCCAGTGTCTCACCCATGACCATCAAGAAGGCAGTCACAGGGACAGGCAGGGCCAGCAAGAAGGACATGGTGGAGTACATCCAGAAGAGATACCCAGAGGTCACAGACCACAATGAGGCAGACGCACTAGGTATATGGCTATGGTGTTCGGAAGCCGAATGACTCTCAGGAAAGTAACAGGGTTCCCTGACTACAAGTACGACGACAAATGGATGGACGAAGAGGAAGCCCTGTACCTTATCAAGCACATACTGAAGAGTCAGAACCAAGCGGCCAGACCCTACGACCCGAACATGATTCACCATGTTTTGTTAAAGACAGCGGAGATCAGGGAGGGGATGCTAGAAAATGGGAGGCCAGGGGAAACACTATCCTCTGACCCCCATTACGGAAGAAGTATCGACTAGGACTTGCTCAAGCCATTGTCGTGGATTGCTCTGCCAAGGATGTAAGCCATCAAACCTTCAGCAGTCAGCGTGACCTGATCGGAGTCAAGGCCCACTTGCCCACCGAGCAGTACAACCAACACGAGTAGCAACAAACCCTGAGCTTTGCGTGATACCAGAATGTCTTGAATCAACTTCATTGTGTTTCCTCAACTTTCTTAGTGGCGACTGACCAACCAGTGGCCGCAGAAATGATAACGATCAATAACTCTTTCCAAGGTGACGGGAAGAATGGGACAGAATCCACTACAGCCTCACCAGCGGCTTGACCAGCAGCCTCAATGGCAGTGCCCGTACCGACTGGCCCTTGTCCAGACAGCCCCCTCGTAAGCCCATCCCAGAAGGCACAGCCTGAGACAGTTACAAGCAGGAACAGAATTAGAACCAACAGATTCCACTTCATCGTCGAGTCTCCTCTCTTAGTTTGCGAACCTCTACCAAAGTCTCACGATTTTCAGCCCGTGACTCCTTCAGCAAGTGTGTCTGCATGGTCAACAACTGATTCAGGTTGTTGATAGCATGGGACATCTTGCGGATCTCAGTCTCTAACATACCGATAGTTTTGCTTGTCTCGTAGGTGGTGCTAGTGCCATTCAATTTCTGTGACTTGAGAAACGAAAAGGTTTCCCTCAAGAGTAAGAGGGCTACCACTGCAGCAAGACCAATCTGGGATGCGTCTTCAAAGGGCATGGACTAATCCTGCTCCACTTCGACAGTGCTGCCGGGTACAGGCTTGACGAATCCTCGTTCTTTAGCCCACTCCAGAAGGTACATGATCGGGCCAGTGGTTGCGGCACCGGGCCTGAGTGGAATGGGGAAGGGTGCCCCGTAGTCTTTCAGGTATCTTCGCCATTCTCTTTCGTTTTTTGGCGTGTCAAAGAGCAATGTCCCCAACCCAACAATTGAGTTAAGTGCCCCTGCTGCACCGGGAGCGACTTGACGACCAACTTCCCATGCCCAATCTGCGGTCTTCATAGGTCTGCCTCCAGTAGACCTGCGGTATGTCCACCAGAAACTTTCGGCCCTTCCACCCCACTTACCACCAATGCCAGTGCCCATGAGTGTGTCAAGGAAGCGGTCGCCAACAGTACGCTTTGGTCTCCGCTCCAGATCGGGGATACCTGCTTCTCTTCCCCACTCCTTGATTGAATCAAGCGCCCACCACACCAAGAAGGCTTGACCACCTCTTTTGGCAACCATAGCAGCATTGGCGATGCCACCAGCATTGACCAAAGATTGCACTGCTCGATCCCCGTACAACTTGCTAACTGTTGATGGGAATCCCTGAAGGGTGTTCGTTACCATTTCAATAGCACGATCAATATCGGTTCTTACAGCCCCTTCATTGCCGGGAGTCCTACTCTGTTGTGCCAAGTCTTCTTTCCTTGGTCGCACAGAAGTTTCTTCAACATGAACAATGACACCATTCTCGAACTTTTCACCGAGTGTTTGGTTCCTCCACATACCAGGAGAGGCTTCCCTCAATCCTGTAGCAGAGGTTTTGTTGTGATCGAAATGGCTCCACTGCAGATAGGACGAACCTAGTTCCTGTTCTGTCATGCCCATTCTCAAAACATAATGGGATTCGTTGGGGGTAAGGACTTCACCAAGAGCAATCTTCTCACCAATATCGAGTGCCCTAGTCGTGTGAAGTCTTGCGGCAGTACCCCTTACCACTGGTTGAGCAAAGGCAAAGAGACTTCCGTATTTCCAAACTTCTCCAGACACACCCTCAAACTTACCCAAAGCTCCTTGCCCCTTGTGGGTCTCGGGTACAGCAATGGTCCCTTCAAGAGATGCACCGCCGGGATCTCTGGTAAACTGTGCTGCGTTACTCATTATCTCTTTTTCTGCAGCCTCAACCATCTGAGTTATAGTTCTCATCTCGTCAGGGGTAGGAGCGTCACCCCATGTCCTCTTTGCTCTGGCAATGATTGCCCTAGTAGTTGCGTCTAGTCCACGGATCAAACCTGAATCACTGTTCGCTATGGCAACAGCAATATCCATTGACGAGTTTATTGCAATGTTGGGTGCGGTCATAACACCCGAACCAAATCGGTTCATTGCCCTCAACATTGCTATTGTAGTGCTGGTTGAACTGAACTCCTGACCTATCAGGGAATCCCTGAGTGCTGCCATTCTTGAAGCAGTCAGGTTCATTTCCCTTGTGAGGTCGTCCTTACTCTTGACCCCCCTCATGCGGTCCTTGACGCTAACCTTTTCGGGTGCCTCTTCTATCCTCTTCTCAAATGATCTTTTGATCTTCCCACCAAAGCCGACATCCAAGAAAACATACTGACCATTCCGCTCTGCTACACCAAGGGACATGGCACCAATAGCACTGTCATGTCTGACGGTAGATATTTCCGTGTTGAGTTGACTTCGGGTGACTTCTTTGCCGGGTCTTCGACCAAAGGTTTCTCGATAATCCCCGTCAGCCTTACGCTTGTCTGCTCTGGCATCTCTTCTGGCGATCCCTGCCTCTTGTATCTCCACCCTGGTTGCAGCGATCTCATCTGTAAGACTCTTCACCCTTGGGTCAATAGTGTTCGCCTCTCGACGCAAGTAGCGTTGAAGTCTCTGGCCGTCTGTGTCTCTATCAAGTTTGCTTGTGAGTCTTTCGATGCGAGATTCTAGTTCAACAATCTCATTGTGGTTGGCACTGTTCTCAGACAGCAGATCCTCTCTCTTCTTGACAGCCCCGTCAAAGTCCAGAGCGTTCTTGCCCCTGCCTAACTTGTAGCCACCCCTTCTCCCTCCAATGTGTGCTAGTGCTTCGGGTGAAGGACTGAGCGGATCTCCCCATCCATCTATCAGTTTCCGTAATGCTTTGATTTGTCTGGATGTTTCAAGGTGTACCTTGTTACTCCACTGAGCAGGTGGTCTGCCTTGATATTCAATGTCAAGTTCTCTGAGGAAGTCCAATTCTCCGGTGAGTTCTTCAAGTTTCTTCAGGTCGGAAGGGCTGAGATCAGGTGCCTTGAAATCCTCCAAGTCCTTCTGGACCTTTTCAAGTTGTTCAGCAGCACGAGTAGCAGCCTTCTCCTCAGAGGGGAGCATCTTCTCATGGTCACGAGAGGCGAACTTGCGAAGAGATTTCTCCGGCAGGTTTTCTTCTAGGTACTTAATGTCCTTGTTCGCATCTGCCCTCTTGTAGTCAGGTGTATCCTTCCGACCACCAACTCGCCAGCGGAGAACCCTAACCCTTGCCTCTGAAACATTGACGCTTCTTTCGGAGTATAGAATTCTCCCTTCAGCCTTGTTCTTTGCAGACTCAATCCTCTTGAGTTTCCTGTTCATTAGAGTTTCGATCTTCTTCCCGACCTTCTCGATTTCAACTCGCAGTTCTACTTCAGGTACTTGCACACCCTCGTCTATCCTGGCGGCTTGCAAGTCAAGTTTGTTTACCAGTTCAACCTGTGCGTCTTCCTTGAGACCCTTAGCCCACACTTCAATGTCTGCTATTTGCCCAGCGTTTTCGTCATAGGCATCTTCGAGATCAATGAGTCTGTTCTCTTCACCAACAACGGTGTTGTAAGAGTCAAGGATTTCCTGATCTCTTGTGTCGAACTGATTGCGAACTTCCTCGGTAAGTTCCTGCCTGACAGTCATTCTCTCTTGGACAAGTTCCTGCCTTCTCTCTCGTAGACGCTGATGGATTGATCCTGCATCTTTTGCTGTTTGAGTGGCAGCTTTATGGGCATCAATGTTTTCATTGAAGTCAGCAAGGTGATCCTGTGGGTTGCCACCCTCCATCCTACTCTTCCTGAGTGCGGCAGATTGGGGTATGACTTCGTAGTTGAGATCGTCGGTGTGGGTGGGGGTGCGGGGGGTGGGTGGATCTGTTCTGTTATATCCAATGAGTTTTTCAAACGACATCGGGCCGGGTTGGCTTTCTCCACCAGCGTAGTATTTTATATTCACTGGGATATGAGTAAGCCCTGCTTCCTTTGCCGCTCTGACACGGTGGTTGCCTTCATTTATTCTTACGGAACCATCGAATTCAACATTGAGAAACACTGGTCTTTCGGGGTCAAAACCACTTTCCTCTATGCTCTTGGTTAGTTTCTGTATATTCGCTTGGCTCCTAGAACCTCCCATTCGAAGATGCTCACCAGTCATACCCTCCAGTTTCAGTAAATCTTCTACCGGAACTAAAACCTCATCTACCCACGCCGTAGTAGACCCACCTCTTTTATACGGTGTTACTCCTCCACCCGTGACTAATGGGCTTCGCTCGACCCCTTGTATATCCCCTGCCAACCACTCACCACCGGGGTTGTCTACCCGAACACTTCTTGCCCCGGTTGCTGCGGTTAGTTGTTCTCCTGACATCTCCAACGGGTCAACATTCACCTCAGGCACCACGCCCGGAGCCTCGCCCTCCACTGGAGCAGGGCGCAGTTTCGGTAGGGTGACTGCCGTACCCTCTTCGCTAAGGGCTGCCAGTATTACTGCATTGGTGTCGGCGTTACTTCGACGAAGATTGCCACGGAAGAGGGCACTTGGATCGTCATAGAACATATCCATGACCCTGTAAGGTAAGTCTATTGTCCGTTCCTTCGCAGTGCCCGGTTCCTCGATACCCCTGTTGCTAATCTCTGCCGTGACATGACCGTCTTCGCCAAGATGGAAACCCAACTTTGCCGCTGGTGGTTCCGCACCACGAATGATAGCACTCAGCGATTTGAATGCGGCTTCATCCGCTTTCTCTGGGCTAAAACCATTCTCTTCGTAATACTTCTTTGCTTTCTCAAGGAACGCATCTTGTCGGTCTGGCATATCAATCAGTTCTTTGCGACGACCAACATGGGGGAAATAGTTTTCTTTGGGAGCGGCAAGACCTACTGCTTCACCCAACTCTCTATATTCACCAAAGACCTTTCGATCTATTCGGGCAGCAAATTCTCTGAGTTGCTTTTTAACATCGTCTGGAATATGACTGAACTCGTCTGCATCAAGACGAGATGCCCCCTCGTCAAGAACCTGGATCAATGCTGAGTAGTATTGCTTCGAATGAAGAGGACTGTTCTTGGCAAGGATACTTGCCTCGTCAAACAGGCTGTTGATCCGCAGTAACCTTGCGGCAGAAAGTTCAGAAACATTCTGAACAACCGCTGGGTTCTCTGCTGCACGGAAAACATACTGTGATTCGTTGGGGATACGGATTTCTTCCGTAATATCCTCTAGCCGGGGGACTTCATCGGCCCAATCGTATCGCCTCCCCGTTGGGGGAGTATCCCTTACCTCCGTCCATATGTCCACCATGTCGGCATGACGACCAAGTTGGAAGTATGTCGCACGGACCACTGGGTCGGTGGAGTGCTGCATATCTGAAATGGGTCCACGCAACCAGTAAGTGGAAGCGTTATCTAATGCTCGTATTTTCCTTATGAGACCACCAGCAATGACACTGTAATCCTCACCATTGTCTAGTCTTCTCTGCATTTCAGTAACTGTTTTTTGAACATTCTCTATTGACCTGGCCCTTGATATTTCTTGAGGAACTTCAGGGGAAATACTGGGGTGGTGGAGAATGTCACGCCAATATCTATCACCAAGTTTTAGAACTTCATTCGTACTATATTTAGCAAGGGCACCACCACCTACCATTAACCCGACAAGGGCAGCAGAAGTTGCACCAGCAAAGATAATGTCATTCCGTGTCACCTTGTCGTCAAAGTAGGACTCGAACCCCATACTTGCAACGCCAGCCAAAGCACCCTGAGCCAGTATCCCAGAAACAGGTGGCACACCATTGAGGCTTTTCCTGAAGGCAACCGCTTCTTCTGCAGTGAGAGTCCCACCTCTACTCTTGAGTACCTTCTTCACTCTCCTCGCTTGTTTGAACGCTGCCGATAACTGCAAAAGTTTAGGGCCAATGAGTATGTTTGTTGGATCGGCAAGCATATTGGCAAGAAACCAACCACTCCAACCAGCGGCCCCTTGCTCACTGATGTTTTCAAAGTCTTCCATTTCTCCGAGAACAGAACTTATTCGTCTGTTCAGATCGACCGGACCCGTGGACTCCATGATGTAGTTTCTGTTGTCTGAATTTGCTTCAAAGATCTGAACCATAGACTCCGGTGAAATAACTCCGTCACCGAACCTAGTCCCCCCGGTCCTCTTTTTTAGTTGCTCTATTGGGTTCCAGTCTTTACCTGTGTCCTGTCGGTATTGTTTAGACCAGTCCCCGCTCCACTCGTCGTAAGGAATACCCTCGTCGTTCCACCAATCCACTACTTTCCCTATGGGACTCTGACGGAAGATTGCACCAATGTTGGAACCAAACTCTTCCCAAGCAGTGCCAATAACGCTGAAATCTTCTTGTGGAATAAGAGGGGGAGCTTCGCTATTGTCAATATCTGGAATGCTATCGTTTTGATCATCCAGCATTACTGCCCACCAGTGCTAAAGGGATCGAAGAGTCCATCTATTTGTTCGCCCATAGCGTCTGGGAAGTGTTCAACCCAAAACTTGTTCCTGCCGGGGACTGGATGGAAGTTCATTTTGTCGTATTCCAGGCCAAGCACGGATCGGTTTCCATCCAGTGCCCACTGCTGGAAGTTGCTACGAACTCTTGAACTTGCTGTATCAATCCTTTCTGCAGTGGTGCCCGATAAAGTAGTAGCCAGCATGAGCATTGGGGATTTTTCTTTTGGGATAAGAGTTTCGCTACCGGGCCTCTTCTCAAATGCTAATGCCATCTGGTGGGCGAAGATTTCTGCTTGGTTTGAGATGTTTCTAAGTCCATACCACAACTCTGCTGCTTTTTCTTGGACATCCTCATCGTCAAAGACAGACAGGTTTTTAGAAATCAGAACATCGTCTTCAGTTATGGTTTGCGAGGGAATTACTTTCCACCCATAATGCTCTGCCATTGCACTGTTCCAGTGGTTCCGAATATCCACAGTTGTGTATCGCCTTATTTGAGCAGCGGTCATTGCTTCACCAGGATTCTCGTCAAGATAAGCATCTTGGAATAAGGTGTCTCCAAGCAAAAGAGACAGAGCAACGGGGTTATCCATCACTGAGTCCTTTATATCTTTCGGTGATATAACTCGATTGCCTTTGTCATCTCTATGGTCGAGCAAGATGTCCAAGCGGCTCTCGATCTCCGTCTTGTTGTCGTAACCCATCTCGCCAATCACACCTCTCCATGCCGCCAGTTCCTCCTCTGGTGTCTTGGCTAGATTCAACAGAGACTTAGCAACTTGCTCCATCTCAGAAGTTTTTTCATACGCACCTTCGTCACCACCCAAGTTCCCCTCTGCCAAAGCAAGGCTTTCACCTTGCCCACTGATCGATGAAGAAAGATTGGTTGCCTCATCGCTAATAGCCGAAACAGCCAAACCAGTAGCATTGGCCCCTGCTTCTGTTCTGGCTGGGAGAGGTGCCACTTCAGGCCAATGAAGTCCAGGTTGCTTGATAAAACTTGAAACCTCTTGGACTGATTGGCCCAACTCTCCATAAAGCGTCTGAAAGAATACGCCAACCCTCTCACTCCAAGATGTAGGTCTTGTACCACCTTTACCGTCATCGACTTCTGGGATATTGGAAGTTGCTTTGTTGGCTCGCCGTATAGCAGATCCCCAAGTCTCCTTGAATTGCGGGAGATCTGTCTTTTCATATTCCTTTGCTTCATCTACTTCAAACTTCTGCAAATGTGTTTCAACCAATGCACGAACCTGTGGGCTAAGTTCTTTTCTGTTGTCGTAAAGGTAGTTGATAGCATCTCTGGGGATAGACGGTAAAACAGTATCCCTGATATTGGTCACATGGTCTCTTGCATCTCCATACTTCTTGAATGAGTCAAGATAGAGCGGATGGGATTCTTCAAGTTTCTCCTTTGTCGGAGCTGAACCGTCCGGGTTTGTACGGACTGACTCTGCAGCGTCCCGTAGGTCTAGAACTTCTTGGAGTCGTACCCTCCCCCTGCCAGTTTTACCATTAAAAGCAATCCGTTCCCTACTCTTTTGCATTTCCCAGTCGTTGTCGGCTCGATAGTAATCTCGGTCTATCTCATCCAGTGCCCTGTTGTGCCTTCGCTCGCCTTCTATTTTATCTTCTTCGAGACTTTCGATCTCGTGATCCAACTCGCCTTGACGAACTTCGATTGCCATCACTTCTACCTGGAGTTTGTTTACCTCATGTTCTAGTTGCTCTGCTTTTAGTTTGTTTCCTTCTTCTCTTGCAGTTTTAGCCTCTGCTTGTTTCTCTTGTATAAGTCTGTTTGTCTCATTCCGGGTCTTGCTAGTTTCAGTTAGTTTCTGTTTCTTGTACTCTAAGTCTTTATCGAACTGCTCGTCCTGTTGTCCCCATCGTGTTACTTGAGCAGTTAATCTGTTTTGTCTGTCCTTAGATGCTATTCCTGCTCGCTTGGTACGCTCTTCTTCCTGATGTTCATTGAGAGAGATCTTGGCATACCCAAGTTGTCTCTCGGCTACTGCATTGGTGATTCTTCCCTCTTCGTGAGCCGTAGTAATTCTCAGTTTCTCTTCATCAAATGCCCTTCGGAGCCTTGTTTCTTCCCTGTCTAGTTCATTATCAGCGAATTGCTTCCCTCGCATTTTCTCATCGTGTGCCCGACGAACTGCTAGATCATTAAATTCTAATCTGCGAATAGCATTGGTGTCCTGATCCACAGTAATCTGGGCCATTTTGCCTTGGTGAGAGAGAAGGGCACGGGACTGCTGAAGGGCTAAGGCTTGCTGGTCTTGCAGGTACTTGAACCCTGCAGAGAAGTCTATGACCGGAAGAGGCTCTGCCCCAATCCCACCACGAGTAAAATCAAAACCTGGATCTGGCATCAGTATTGCCCCTCCCAAGGTGTGTTAGACGCAACTCCGGGCAGCGGTCCCCAGCCTTGGTGTCCACCTCCACCGCCCCAACCGCCACCACCACTGGGGCTACCGGATGCAGCCGCTTGCTGCTGTCCCATCCCGCTCAGTATATCCAAGTACCGATTCCCCTGTGCCAACCCTTGACCCTGCATATAGGTGTTACCCATGCCAGAGATAGCGTTCATCATGTTGGCACGGTTGGATTGTGAAACCTGACGACGAGCAGCCATCTCTTGGAAGCCCAGATCCCCACGGATATTGCCCGTCATCATGGCGAAGATGTTACGAGCGGGTGACGCTTGCTCAACTGCCATGAGGTTGCCGAAGTCTTGCTGTCTCATCTGCTCTTGGAACTGCAAGCCAGCGAAGGACTCCTTCAAGGCTGCAGCAGGTGATCGAATGGTTCCCCTCTGAGCTTGATTCCCTCTGGTGAACTTAGCCATGTCCTGAGCCAACTGGAACCTTCGGTTGTCGTCTCCGAACATCTGGCTTGCACTCTGAGCCAGTTGACCAAACATGGGAGACATCTGTGAGTAGGCATCCATGTACTGCCCACCATACTGGTTGAGGTTCTGCACCCCATACCCCAGTTGTTGCTGGAACAGCCCTTGGTTTCTTCTGAGGATGTTGGCAAAGTTTGGCTTCTTCTGTCTGCCAAACAGGCCACCAAGAAGTTGTGCCCCCATCATTACCATTTGTGGAGTGATTGGCATTGTGTCTCCCTATCTCGTCACTATTTTGAAAGTAGGCTTTTGCATACCGAGGCTTGCGAAGGTCGTGGTCCCTGTTCGGTAATCTGACGGGGCTAGTATTCGGAAGTTGCCAGCGGCGTGTGTGCCATGCCACCAAGCACGAACTTTGTAGGTTCCTGCAAATATCGGAGCGCAAGTATGTTCCAAATGCCTAAACCAAACTCCGTTGTTCCCCGAGCCAGTTGTCAAGTAGTTTGTTTGACCAAACCTTGTACTACCATTTGGATCTACATACTCACTCAGGCCAGACCACGACCCTTCCGAAACCACGAAATCAGCAGATAGCCCAACAACAGACGATGCCTCAATGGTTACACGCAAACCAATGCCACGATCCGCAGTGCTGGAATGACTGGAGACACACTTGATCGCTATATCGCTCAAGAAAACATGAACCATTTGATTCGCTTGAAGAACAAACTCCCCTGACTCAACAACAACATCCTCAGACCCAGCATCGAGTGTCTCGTCCCACCATGTCAGTGGAAGCCAAGCGGATGTTGAAGGACTAGCCCCATCGTTACTTGTAGATGAGCCACCTGCCCCGTCCGTTCCTGGTATGCCATTAGGCGTTGTCATTGTTGGACTGTTAGATCCAAGATGGGCATTACCCACTCGATGGTTCTGCACCAATGCTACGGTCGTGGTCTTCTGAACATAGTCAACCGTGTGACCTGACAGAGCGACAAGCCACTGGTCTGTGGTCCCCGTGTCCTTGACTGCTATTCCAAAGGCTCCCGCCACTTGACTGGAGCCAAGACTCTTCGCCAACTTCACGGTATCTGAAGTGCCCAGGTAGTCCCCAAGAGTCACCGTGCCCGTAGTCTTCACCATTACCAAACCTGAACGAACCACTCGACCTTCATTACCGTTACCCACCACAGCAAGGCCGTCTGCAGCACTGGCAATCACACCAGCAACCTTGGTACTACCAGCCGAAGTCGTTGTTGTCACAGAGCGAGCCGCACTTGTGTCGAAGATAACCAGATCCCCGTAAGTCAAGTCACCACCACTACTATTCAAGTAGTATTGCTCAACATTCTTGGCGACCGACTGCCAACGGGTGCCGTCATGGATCTTCAAGATGCCGTAACCATCTGCCTCTGGACCTGAAGTGTCCCACCAAGCATGACCAGCAGTAGCAGCAGCCGGAGCTGTTGTACCACTCGTTATGATATGAGAACCGTCAGCAAGTGCAGCCTCGGCAATGTTAGCAATAGAAGCAGAGTCTACCAAGTTGTGCAACTTGTCGGCTGTAACCAAATCCCCGCTACTGAATGTGTGACCTCTAGTTATATTAGCCATTAGTCAAAGTTCTCCATTTCAGGCAATGCAGAGACAGAGAAGTACAGAATCTTTACCTTATTCTGCCCACTACTCCTGAACTTGAACTGCATCTCTCGACAAGCCTCAAACCTGTCGAGGTAAAATCTTTTCCTAAACAACCCGCCGTCCGACAGGATTGCCGTATCGTCCAGAACAAAACCACTGTTAGCATCACCAGTTACTCCAAGTGCTAATCCACCGGAAGTGATCGTATAGGTATCAACAAGACTGAACGCTGCTTCATCCTTGCCCACATACAACTCGACAGCCCCGCCAGTGCCACCATAGACATAGAGGTCCAGGTATTGGAAATGCTTACGGAAGGTTGTCCCACCGAAACTGAACCGGGCAGTCTCTATGATGGACTCAATGTTGGTTCCTGAATCAGTATCGGCACTGGACTCTAAAGCCTCATACAACTTACCAGTTGAGAGATCCCCGTAGTACAGTGCGTCCTCTTCCGTGAACCTAACAGGAAGGAAGGCAGATGGAGTCCAACCGTCAAAGATACTCCAAGCATCTTCAACCATATCGTAAACCAGGATATGAGAGTTGGTTGTAGCACTGTCCAGAGGAACAGCCAGCATATACAGATTGTCCCAGACCATGCCCACGCAATCATAGGCATAGGTCCAGTTGACCCGATCCATCGTTCCCTTGATCTTATCTGAGATCGGGATCGTCACTCCAAGAGGACGGTCCCTTTCCGTCTTCGCCAACCTGTGGACTCCATGTCGGCTAAGAAAGAAGAAGTCATGCCCTGCTTGCACCACGGAGTCAGGGGCAACGGTGCCGATGTCTGTGTTGATAGGCATGATGCTAGTAGCGTCAAAGGTCAGGTCTCCGAAGTTGGCCTGATCTATGTCCAGAATCCAGATTGAATCCCTTTGGAAAACCAAGAGACCATTCTGCATGAATGGGACAATACGCATGGTCTCGTCAGACGGGTTGATTAAGTAACCAGCGGATTTGTTGATACGATTAGGCTCACCTATTTGAGAGAAATAGATGTAACCGTTCTCTTCTTCTCCTCCACCTGCTATCCACAGACGAGATAGCCAGAACAAAGCGTCCCTGCCAGCAGCAGGGTCAAGACCACCAGAGCCAGATACCAGACTTAAAATACCACCAGACCATTTGAGAATCTTGGTGCTACCTTCTTCCAGTATGTATAACTGATCTTTGGTGGCTTCATTGAAATCAAACACCTGAACCATACGCATCTTTCCCCGTGTTGCAGGAAATGCAAAACCACCCGGTTTGGCTAACTGAGTCCAGTTACTTACTCCAGTCCCCTTGCCATCCCAAGCAAGGAACTCCTCACCCACATTCATCAATAGCCTGTTACCTAAAGATCCAGATGTGGGGTAGTAATGACCCATAGCATAGGTCTTGCCAGTTGGCCTTGTCCCACCACCAGATACCGTGGTGCCAGACTTGTCTACGGAACCGGACCTCTTCTCCGCAAAGGCTCCCTGCTTGATAAGGAAGTTCTGGATCAGAGCTGCCTCATTGGGGCCGATCCTCGTCGGGTGAGCCTTCGTATTCATACCACCAGATAGGCTGTCGATCTCGAATGCCCCGATTGGAGAATCGAGCAGTTGAGATCTACGCTGGAAAACTCTGGGATCTACTGGCATTAAACTCTCTCAGTCCGCTTGTTCATGTCGGGCATGAAGGCCCAAGTGCTATCAGATCCTAGCCTATCTCTAAGGAACCCCTCAAGGAGAGTCTGATACCGCAACTCCTCTGCTTCTGCTTGAGCAAACTGACGAAGATTCCTGAGCAGGTCACTGAAAGCACCAATCACCAAGATATGTTCGCAATCAAGGAGCAGATCATCCTCGTCGTCGTCCAGATCGCTAACCCTCGTAGAGTGCGTAATGTGCAGGGAGACAGAGGTGGGGATCGGGTGAAGTCTGATGACTGCGTATCGGGCTACCTTCTCTTCACGGGCTAATCGTGCATAGGTGCTGGCTTCTGTATTGTCCTTCAAAGAAATCACACCAGAGGTAGGGACACTCTTGCTGAAATGGAGAACCGAAGTGAAGATGCGATCCGTCACAGTCCCAATAGTTTTCTCGTCTTCAACCAACAGTCCATTAGCGTCATACCCACGGACCCTGTAAGTGCCCGAATCTGACCCGGCATCAGTTACAGCCACGAGAGCAGTGGCTGCAGAGGGTTGTGTCAGAACCCCTCGATTGCCCAGACGAGAGTAATACTGAGGGTTACCAGCACTCCCAATATCCTTGATATACCTCTCGGTAAGATCCTGGTCAGGCAGTGGCATGACTACTCGATTGTTGGTCCTGTCATAGACCTTGATGATCTTAGCAACGCTCTGAGGAAGGCCCACTGTCTCAGTGGTAGCAGTTACGGTAGTCTCCTGAAGTAACTCAGGCCAGTTGTAGAACTGCAGGATCTCCTTGTATCTCCTGTTTATGGCTTCCTTGACGACAGTTTCCTTATCCAAGTCTGTCCGGTTGGCGAAACGCAGAACCTCTCCGGCTATGTCTCCAAATGTCTTCATGCTATTTTGTCCTCTGTCGTAAGGTTGAAAGCTGCCTGAACGCTTTGTATCCCAAATGCTCCGGGTTTATCACGGCGTACTGGCAAAACACTTCAGCCGGAGTAGCCGCAAAAGTAACCCCTGTTATCCCATAGGAACCTGTTGCACTTACAGGAGTCCCCACCACTAATACCGCATACGAACCTGTTGCGGTAGTCACTCCAGATACGGTTACAGAGTAAGAACCAGTGGCCGTAACAGTCCCGGAAGTGGTCGAAGATACATCATAGGAACCAGTTGCGGTAACTGGAGACCCAGTAGATATGACCGCATAAGAACCCGTTGCCGAAGCAGTGCCCGTCGATGTCACCGCATAGGAACCCGTAGAGGTTACAGGGGTGCCTGTTGACGAAATGCTGTAAGCACCAGTGGCCGTGACTGCCGTTCCTGTGCTTGTAACAGCGTATGATCCCGTTGCCGAAGCAGTGCCAGAAGCACTCGAAGACACTTCATAACTGCCTGTTGCCGTGACACCCGCAACGGCGGGAATCTCCCATTGGCTCATCCTTATTGTTCTATTAGCCTTGGGCAGGGTACCAGACGGGATGTTAAAGTTCGTGGTAATCTTTGACGAGTTGGTGGGACGGTTCCTTGGTAAGTCATAAGAGACATAAGCCGAAGCAAGAACTTGGTCATCAGCATCCGTGGTAGAACTGCCCTGTAGTGCCTCATCGTAAAGGTCGATATAATAACCATCACTAAAGTGCGAGGTTTGGTATGTTTGCTTGCCGGGAGTTGGGTAACCACTATAAATCCGATTGTACCCAGCAATGAATAACGCTAGGTTGTTTTGACTTGACCATTGGTTTGTGCTATCGCCCATATTATAGGAGGTAATCGAAGTGCCTAATGAAACCGATCTATCTGAAAAGGCATCCACTAGAGACCAGTTTTTAGTTGACCCTGTGAGAGCGGGGACAACATTCCTGATCCTTAGTAGAACTCCACCTATTATATTTCCAGTAGCGGAGGTACTGGTGGTGTCTTCACCCGCATCCCTTTGAAACTCCGCCTTGAACTCGTAGTCCGTTGGCTCGCCGGAAGCCGCAACGGTCCTAACACCCATCCAGGAGACAGTCCCTTGCCATATCCCGGCTCCAGGGGACAAAACATCATGGGAAACATACTGACCGCCCGCCGTCACATCGACATATGCATCGAAGCCAGAGTGGGTGTATACGGCATCGTAAGTTGGGGATGGCGTTGTGGCTTCCATCGTGCCACCAACACCACCAATAATCATAACAAGTTGATCGCCCGGAGACAGACTTACAGTTGGAGTAAATGTAATAGATGAATCATTGGTCTGATCGACACTTCCGACAGCAGTCATGGAGACCGAGGCAACTACTTCAACTGTTGGTGCTGGTACTCCCGTTGAGGTAACTGCATAACTTCCTGTAGCCGAAACAGAACCACCAGCTGTCGAATCAACTGCGTAGGAACCCGTTGCCGTGGCGGTCGCTGAACTGGTGACTGAATAACTACCCGTGGCTGTTACCGGAGAGCCAGCCACCTGGACCGCATAAGAGCCTGTCGAAGTTACCGCCGTACCCGTGGAGGTAACGGCATAACTACCCGTTGAAGTAGTCGGAGACCCGGCAGTAAGGACGGCATAACTGCCTGTCGAGGTGATCGCCGTCCCCGTCGATGTCACTGCATAAGAACCAGTTGAAGTTACCGGAGAACCCGTGAGCAGGATCGCATAAGCACCAGTGGCGGTTACTGCTGTCCCCGCTGCGATAACTGCATAACTGCCTGTGGCTGAAGCGGAACCACCAGTTGTCGAATCAACATCGTAGGAACCTGTGGCTGTAACTGCTGTCCCTGTAGAGGTGACGGCATAGGAACCTGTGGCTGTGGACACCGTGCCAGCCGCAGTAACGGCGTAAGACCCGGTTGCTGTTGTCACCGTTCCTGTCGAGGTAACGGCGTAAGATCCTGTGGAGGTCGCTACTGTTCCTGTTGAAGTAACTGCATAAGCACCCGTAGCGGTTGTGGCTGTTCCCGCAGAAGTGACTGCGTAAGATCCTGTGGCAGTAGCAATCGTTCCCGCAGACACAACAGCGTATGAACCTGTAGCCGAAACAGAACTGCTAGTCGTTGAGTCAACATCGTAACTACCTGTGGCTGTAACTGCTGTTCCAGTAGATGTCACCGCATACGAGCCAGTAGCAGTAACAGGAGTTCCCGTAAAGGTAACTGCGTATGAGCCTGTTGCGGTTGCCACTGTCCCTGTGGAGAGAACAGCGTATGAACCTGTGGCTGTAACAGCCAACCCGGTAGTGGATACCGCATACGCACCTGTGGCTGTTGCTACCGTTCCCGTTGAGGTGACTGCGTAACTACCCGTTGCGGTGACAGCCCCCGTGGAAGTAACGGCATAGTCACCCGTGGCAGTCGTCGGGGTTCCAGTGGAGGTTACTGCATAGGAGCCAGTGGCCGTGACCGGAGTTCCGGCAGTCTTGACGGCATACGATCCCGTGGCTGTTGAAGCAGTGCCCGTGGAAGTGACGGCATACGAGCCTGTGGCAGTGACGGGGGTTCCTGCGGTGGTGCCACCCGCATCCTCCCGAAGACCAACCTGTATCGAACTCCACCGACGATTACCCGTTGCGGAACACGCAACACCCGTGACAAGGGAAGTTCCAGCCACCTGCACATAGTGCATAAGCCCCAAGGCACCATCCCCCCCGGTGCCAGAGAGTTGCCCGCCGAAAGCGAACCCAGTGGGGGCTGGACTGGAAAATGTCGAGTTCCTTGCATACGCCACCCACCCGAACTGAGCCACATTGCTCGTTCCGGCAACGCTAGTTGGGTTTGTCCAGGTTATATTCCCGCTAGAGTTGGTACCTGCCCAGCCCGTTCCCTCGGCCCCGATAGTTACCGTGCCTCCCGATACACGGGAGATATGCATCTTGTTCCCCTGGCCCGACCAGCCAGAGCCTGTACTCACGGTCGTTCGGCTATTGCTCACATCGAGAGCGGTGACTGTGTGGTAGTAGACAGACAACCGTGCGTCAGTCCCAGCACTGGGTTCGTAACCAATGAGGGTGAAGGCGACGCTCGATATCGGTGTCGCTGTGTTTTGTAGTTCAGGTTGGTCGGTACTATTGCTGGATGGGATACCGTTGGACTTCCTGCCCCCTGCACAGGCAACAAAAATAATGTCCCCAGCAGAGAGAGTTATAAGGTTGGAAGTCGATGAGTTGCTGGCTGAAACAACCAGAGTGGTTTCCAGTACAACTGCCATCAGGTGTAGTCAATCTTGATATAGACTATGCCGGGTTCGTTCATATCCTCGACAACGAACTGCACCACTTGATCTGCCGCAACAGAAAGCCCGGGAGAGGCCCACGCTTCTTTGGTAAAGACTGAAGCACCAACCTCCGTCAGTGCTGGCACGGAAGCCTCACTGAAGCCACTCACAATCGTAGACATCGGTGAGGAGAACTTCCTTACAGTGTGAGTCCCCTTGGAGTCTCTTGGATCAGTGGTCACATAAGGATGGCCCGTGGACCCGTTGGCGTTTCGTAGTGCGGAATTCGTTTCCCACTTGTGAGCCAAGTACCCTTCGATCTCCTGCCTCTTGGTTGTTCCCATCGTGGAAGCATCTTCGTCGTATACCAGGATCTCGTTGATTTCAAAAGTCCCGCTGCCCTGATCTCCGTCTGTGGTGTTTGCCTTGTTGATGAAGTTGAAATTGAATGCGCTGGTGAAGGTGGATGTGTCTTCTAGTAGTTCGATACCATTCTCGTAGTCCCAAACCGTTCCGCTTGTGTTGTCGCCAGTCATTAGCGATCCAGACCAGAGTGCCTCATTGTTAGCGTTGTCGATGATTGCACACTTGTTGTTGTCGATGCCCCATATAGAAAGGAGGTCTCCCCTTGATGGGTTCGTTCCTCCGAATAGGTATGCTTCTCTGGCAGAGTTCTTTGTGACAGCCTTAAATGAAACAAAGATGGTGAATGGGTCGGTGGATGCAAACTGGAACTGGGCAGATGGTAGACTCGCTATTTCGCCTTCATCGAAGAGCATCGTTGGTCGTGCTGCTTGACCTGTTCCGTTTATCAAGTAAGAAGGCTTCGTAGTTCCTGTACCAGTGACAGAGTTTGCTGGTCTGTACCACGACTTCCAACTGGAAATGTCTGTGCCGCTTGAGGATGGGTTGCCGAATGTCATCGGCTTATCTGCAAGCAACGCAAATGTGAGGGAGTCACCGAAGATGTCCGTCTTCAGTTGGTCCAGCGTCATGTCTAGTGTCAGATCAGAAGCATTCTCTTTAGTGACATAGACATTGTGGATCTTGTGGGCAGCACTGCTTACATACGCAACAGTCGCAGGGAATCCGTCTGTCGGTATCGCTGCCCTCGTATCGAAGGACAGTGTTCTGAACGCCATGTCACCACCCAGCTACTCCTCGTGAAGTACGATCTTGTCCCCGCCGAACTCCCACAAATGTCTCTTCTCACCCTGCTCCCACCCGAAGAAGTAACGGGTTGGACCCTTGGTCTCCGTGTCGCTTGGGTCGGTGCTGATAACAATCGAGTGACGCTCAAAGATCACGGGACTGGCTTCAATTGGGATCTCGACCATGAAGGGGATCTCAACACCCGGCCCCTTGATGACCAACGAGCGAAGCGAAAACTCTCGGGCAAAGGTTTGCCCCAGCCCATCTGAGTCAACCTTCTCGCCAGAGGTTGTGATCCCCTGCCAAGTGAACATTAGACAACTACATCAAAGGTAACTTGAATTCCCAACCCCACTCCAGCAACGGAATTTGCATTGGTGGTCACTTGCAACGCAAACAGTTGAGTCAAACCAGTTCCGGTATTAGTCAAGACAAGATCGGTGGTCAGCAACCCCTCGCTATTTGCCCCGTTGATTGACAGAGCAGTTGGACCCGCAAGAACCGTTGTGTCTCCGGTGGTCGCTCCGACCCCAGTTGTGTATAAAGCGTCTGCCATTTCACCCTGGCTACTCACTGTTGCACCATTACCATCGGTGTCAGTTCCGGTCGCCCCTGCCGGTGTATTCGTTCTCTTGAGCAAGCAAGTGTTGGCAGTAATCGTAGAGCCAGAACCACCAACCCCGTCATCGAGGAACGAAATCTTGAAGAACCTGCGAACACTACGAGAGCCATTAGTAATCGCATCGGCAAGAACTTCAGCAGTGCTGTTGGCAGTGTCGTCAGTTCCACCAAAACCGAAGGTTGCTCCGGTGTTTGCTGCGGTGGGAAGCGTAGCACTTGTCCCCGCTGTATATGATTTCCAAGTTGCTGCTGCACCCATTACTTACCCCTTACTTCGGGTCTTTCAGGTCGAACCTGGAAAACATCCGAATGAATTTCTTTGAACCACCAGTGTTCCAGAACTCGGGAAGCAATGCGTTCACGAGTATCCAAGGACGGGTGGGGATTAAAGCGGCCATCATCAGGTCGCCATTTATGCTCATGCCATTTGGCTGGTGTTTCGTCTGACGAAGCAGATCAACTTCCTTGAGAAATCGCTTTACCTCGTGAGGGTACTTCTTGAACCAAGTATCCATGATAGCCCGAAGAACTCTCTCTTCAGCCTGACCTTTGACATAACTAGTAGGGACTGGACGGGGGGCCGCAACCTTGGCGACCCCCCTACCATTCGTAGACTTGCTAGTCATCAAGGATGTTTACCCAAGCACCAGCAGCACCGACAGCAGCAACCTCAAGAGTCAGTTCATGGAGAACCATGCCACGCTCGGAGTCACCACTCTTCGGCAGACGCTCGGCAACAGTTGGACGCAGGGTCGCCTTGCGAAGATGCTGACGCTCGAAAGCGAAAGCAGTCTTTGAAAGAGCGACCGTAGCGATTCTTCCCAAGTCACCGTCAGGAGTTCCGTGACCCGTTGGGCCAAAACGCTCAAGAATAACATCAACAGTGCCGAAATCGCTTTCGTACCGCATGACATTTGAAACGAGATCGTTCTTGCCAACATTGAAACGAGCAATCGAAGAACCAGCGTATGCCGTGATGTCCTTCTTCGCTGCCGGAGAAGCAAGGATCGTGTCAGGTGCAACACCCGCCGTCCACATTCTCTGCAGCAGAGTGTTGAAGTCCTCTTCAGCAAGTTGAAGTGCCGTACCAAGAGTCGCCGGGGCACCAGTGCCATCTGTGCCGATCAGATCGAAGAGAAAGTTATCCGCTGCCACCGCCACATCAGCGTCCAAGATCTCGTGGTAGAGACCGTTCATGGTGCGAGCATTGCCAGCAATTAGAGTTCCTGCTGGAACAGTTTGATCCACCTGACACAGCAACGCTTGTTCAGTGTTGCGAGCCAACTCACGCAAAGCCTTCATCATCTGGTACGAGAACTGAGAAGCCATACCCGCATGGGTGACAGCCTCGTTCGTGCCCGTGACAGCAAAGTCCTTGCGAAGAATCTGCGTGTGGTTGTTTGAGCGAGTCGGATCAACCAGCGTAGCACCAGAAAACTGATCGCCCTCAACGGCACCAGCAGAAGTAGTCGCAGTGAGACTATCCCTGATCCACTCATGTTTTGTCGAAGTCGCTGCAACAGACTGCAGCATGGAGAAAAACGGTGTGTCATACGGCGAGATCATCGTGATGACATCAGAGAGATCTTCTCTGATAGTCGTTGTCAGATGATCAGCGGTATGTTCAGCACCACCAATAATAGCCATTGTTATGTCCTTTTATGGGCACTGGCTCTAACGAGAGTCTTTCCAGGGTTGATGTTTCTCCAAGTACCGCAACAACGAGTTTGGATCGCCCGGTTGAATGCCCGCCCGATCTGCCGCCTCTTCAGCCTGTGGTGTCGTCTGAGGGGCAGGGCGAACCCCACCTTCCAAACGCTGGCTACTAGAAGGGGCACCACCAGAACGAGACAATCTCGCAAAGGTCGATTCTGCTGCCCTCAACATTCCAGTCGGGAGTTCCTGAAGACCCGGATCACTGAGGTATTCCGCCTCAGATTCCTTGAAAAAATCCGACTTAGGATTGTTGAGTTCTGGGTACTCAGACCTTGCTTGGTCCCATGCTTGCTGCCTCTGCACATCAAACTGTTGAACAGCCGATGCCCTCGCTTGCTCTTGCATGAGTCCCTGTATCGTTTGGCTTGAGATCTGCGTTGCCCGCAACTTCGCAATGTTATCAGCAGCTTCAACAGACTTTCGAGGATCGTCGAAACTATCCTCTGCTATCTTTGTCCACCGACTGATCTCATCGTCGATTGCGTCAGGCACCGCACCCGCTGGTTGCTGTACTGGAATCCCTGGTTGGCTCTGTATCTGAGCCTCGTACCCTTTCATTTTGTCGTAAACTTCTTTGAAACGGTCATAAGGAATCCTTCGATCCCCTGTTCCCGGCGATGCGTCCGAGGCTGGTGCATCTTGACCAAATTGCTTCGCAGGAGTTTGTGCCTCTACTGTGTTCGGGGGAACACTACTGGAATCCTGGGAGCCAGTTACGCCCGAGTTGGTGACGGGGACACCACCTACGCCCGTGTTCGTATCGTCCAAGTAACCCCCTTCAGGGTATCTAGGTTTTTGTTACACCCAAAGACGGGTACCTGTCAATACTAATCCTGATCTGCACACACATTCAAGAGGTAGTTCTCAATATCCTCAAAGGCCATATACGCTCCACGGGCTTCGTAGATGTCCTTGGGGTCGCTGGCTGTCAGAGCAGATGAAAGATATTGCTCCCGAAGAGGCTGAAGGACTGCCATTAAAAAAGCCAAACTCTGGTCCCTGATAAGGGCTTCCAGCCTTCTCTGCTCCTCTGCCCTCTTTTGGCCCATTAAGGTTTGAGGAGTTCCATCCCCATCCAAGGCACTCCAGTACCCCCGAAACTCCTTGCTTTGAAGACCATGCTCCTCAATCACCTGCTCTATTCTCATGCCATTACCTCCCCTTCAGGCTGCGGTTCTTCTTGTGGCGGTGCCTCTTGTGGTGGCCCTTCTTGCGGTGGCCCTTGAGCCATCGGACCCTGCTCGGGGAAGGTCATGTAGATCCTTGTCCCCTGCTGCTGAACCTCTGCCCCCTGCTGCTGCAACTGTTCCACCACTGAGTTGTCTCCAAGCATGGACATATGCAGACCTATGTGGCCCGTCAAGAGTAAGACCAACTCCTGATCTTCCATGTTCGCCTGAATCGCTTGCTGCAAGACTTCCATGTGAATCTGGTGTGCGTCACCCTGGTCCACCGGAGAAACCTGCTTCATCGTCTGCATGAACTGGATCTCTGTCAGTTGCTCACTGGCAGCGTCCTCCTCCATGACCCCCGGTGCCCGTAAGAACCTCCTCGAAGAACGGTAGTCACTGTTCTCGAAGTAGTCACGGACCAGTTCATAGGAGTTGATAAAGGGAGAGAAGTTCGGAGAAGAAGCCACCTGCATATCTGCCAGTGCCTTCTGGGACCGTGCCCTCGAATCCATGTTGTCCAATCGACCCGTTGGAATCAGGTCGAAGTCAGAGTAGAGATCCCAGCGGTTGAACATGACAGGCTCACGACCGTCAATGTTCACCATGACTGACATATCCCCATACTGACCCCAGAGGAACAAGGTCTGACGATGCAGCCTCCTCATAGACTCTTGGAAGATCTGGATGTCCAAGGCTCCCTGCATCTGGCTCATGCGAGAAATCTCCTGAACCTCCGCCGCAGTCCTCCTCTCCACCTTCTGGTTCACATTTGAGATTCCGAAATCCTGAATGCCGACATACTCCTCGGCGTAAGCCTTGAGAGTCCTCTCTTCAGCCTCGAATGAATAATCCATGACCTGATGCGTAATGGGCTGCACATCGTCCATACGCCTGACAGGAATGTATCCACCCGGACGGAAACGCAACTGAGAAGGATTGCGAACCGAACCCTCTCTAACCTTGAAGGTCAGAGCATTTTGAATCGTCATGCGGTCGAGCTTGGCATTGTGCTGGGCATTGATCTCTGCATTGAGGTCATGCAGTAGTTCAGGAATCCCACGAGGGGCATACCAGCGAGGCTCAGTGATCTCGTAAACGAAACGAGTAAAGGGCCACTCACCATGCTCGTAGGGGTATTCGATCAGACGCAAGACTTCATTGCCCTTGGCACTGATAGTCATCACGCACTTCTCTTCCAACCCGTCACCATTGATATCATGGTAGAAATAGATCTCGTAAACCTCAATGTGTGAACCGCTAGAGGAAGTGGAAGAGATGCCCTCTCGTGCCGTTCTAGATGTGTTCACATAGGAAGTGTCACGACTGGCAATCTCTGAAGTCTTGGACTCCTTCGCCACCTTCTGGGCAACCTCGGAGTCATACATTCCTTGGATACCTCTGGTCCTGATCTCTGCTGGAGTCAGGAACATTCGGTGAGCGATCCAAGGCAAGTTGTCGATATCGTCGGAAGAATCGAAGGGAACCACAATGTCCCTCGAATCAACGAAGTGCCAAGCAGGAGCGTTCTGTTTCACCACTTGCAGGGAAACCTTCAGGAACTCCTTGCCGTCCCGGAACTGCTTGAGGACAGACTCAAAGGCAATGCGGTCCTCTTTGTTCTTGAGGTCCAACCCCATCTGTGGAGCCAGTTGAATGAAGTCCTCATCCGTCACTTCGCTCCGGTCCACATCTTCAGGCAAGAAAGAAAGGTCCAGAGTCCTGGTCTTCCTCTCAGTCTGGTGGTCCCAGACAGCCTTGATGTAAGACTGACCGTAGGTAAGGAAGTGGTCTATTGAGTGGATCTGAGTCTCACGGCAATGATCCATCTTGTAGCGGATCAACCAATCATAGAAGTTCTCTATCCTTCTCGCTCTCTCAGGGGCAGCTTCCCCCAGAGTCTCAATCGACAACACAGGATTCACACCGAAAACCGCACTCACATAGAGGGGCTTCTGACGGCGTATCGTCTTGTCAATCAAGGGAATGTTGATGTTAGAAGAACCCGGCCAAGGGAAGTTCTTTTCCCCACGGATACCAAAGCGTCTCTCGTAAAAGACTCTTTGCTTGTTCTCCCACTGAGAACGATCTCCTATGGCTTTCTCGACCTGCTGAACCAGATCAATGACCGTCTCGTTTTTGATTTGAGGAGCAAGGTCTATACCCCTGCTCTCTGGATGTTTTTCCATTTAGCCCCCATACCCCGTAACTCCAAGATCCCTGGTTTCTTCAACACTTACTGATTGCCCCATACTGAACTGAGGCTCGAAGTCCAAGAGGTAGCGAAGCGTGTCAATCATGTCCTTGCCCGCATCCCCTGGTCTCTCCTTCGCCCCATACTCTGACTCCATGTCCTTCTGATTCCAAATGTAGTTCTCAAAAGCCCAGACCATATTCCGGCAACCCTCGAAGACCAGAAACTTTGGCTCACCAATATCTGTCCTCAAAGCCTCGTGAATCCTCTGGTGACCAAGTGACAGGTCGTTGTTGATCTCTGCGTAGAAATCAAGGTTGTGGTCCTCATACTCCTCTATCAGTGTCCTCCCTGTAAACACCGAAGGAGTCTTGCCGAAGTTTGGGTCAATGATCCTCTCATAGATAGACTCTTTCCCCTCCTCTGTACGGATAATCGAAACATAGTCACGGACAGAGTTGCGACAGGTCTTGATCGAGTGGAAAGGATCGTGAGGCCACTCACGGTAGCAAAACAACTGGTTCTTCGGATTGATCGCAAACCATGCCATGTAGCACGGACGACGATCATGCGGGTCCATGACCAGGAAGCGAGGCCATGACTCTGGAATCTCGAACCCCCGAACCACATGAGTCTCACGGCTAAACTCAGGGAAGATCGAACCAGACAAGTGACTGAACTTGCCGTGAACCCTTGATTCAATCTCTTCAGGAGTCAAATCCTCTATGAAGGAAAGTTTCTCCTTCTCGGGGATATATGGATTGTTCATCAAGTCTAGATGGAAATCCGCAATCCTTATGCCGTCTGCCCTCGAAGCAATCTCGTTATAAATCCAAGGACAACTCAGTGGGGTCAGAGTAAACCAGATTCTCCCACCATGATCCAAGCAACCACGGCGAACCGCCACGAACATCTTGCGAGGAGGAGGCTCGTCAAACCAAACACCATGCCAGTCGTGGCCCTCATAGGTGGAAGGGTCTTGCATATAAGAACCGATGTAGAGCCGTGAGCCGTTCGAGAAGCGGAGGATCTCCGGGTATCCGTCCGTCCCATTCTTCGTGTGTTCAATCCAACCCTTGGCAGAAAACTCCTTGATCTTCTTCATCAAGATCTTGTCTACCGCTTTCCTGCGATCATTGACCATAGCCAAGATATCCACAGGAGGGGTTGGAAGGTTCTTCCTCGTCCCGTCATGCCTGAACCCCATGCAATGAGCCAGCACCTCGACAACGCCAACCGTTGACTTGCCTGTACGGTTCCCTCCAGTAATCAAACGGATCTGAGCAGGATGCTCCAAGAACTCTGTCTGTTGTCCGTAAGGTTCAAAGAAGAAGAAGGGGGCTTCCTTGAAGACTTGAGCTTGTTCCTTGAGTTGCTTGTATTCGTCAACCAGATCGCCATGTTCCATCTAGAACCACTCCCAATAGCCACAAGGCTTATCCCTGGTTGACAACTGACGACAGGAGCGAATCGGCCTTAACCCTCTCCATCCACGGATTGTCGTGGTCTCAACATGGACAATAAGGAAACGACCTTTGCCTCGACCGGACCCTTGGCAGCGAGGGCACTCTTTAGTCATCTGGCTCCTCCATTGTCACGGAAGTGTTCACCACTCCCATTTGCTTCTTCATCTTCTTGATATGGGCTAGTAGTTCCTCTTCTGTCATCACGGTCGGGTCTAGTTCCTTATCCCCACCAAGGTCTGCTTCTTTACGCTTCACATAGCGATAAAACAACTCAGTGTCCTTCACCGAACCCTCACTGGCACGGATCGCCACACTCATAGCGATGTGGCCCTCTGACTCTTCTGCTGCCTTGAGCAAGAGCATATTGATAATGGTGTTGATGTCCCTGCGGGAAACACGGGAAAGGAGTACATTGAGATCGACATTGAGTTTCTTGGCAACCAGCCCCCTGGCCTCTTCTTCGTCATGTCCCCTTCGCAGGTACTTGGTGTAGTAGTGGCAATACCTATGGGACCACCATATCTCGTAGGGACCGAGCCAGCCCTGAATATCCCCCACCAGTCTCTTGAACATCTTCACTGCCGACTGGTAATGGCCCACACTTGCGAGTCGAGCGATGAACTCTTTCTCTGTTGATTGGCTCATGCTCATGGGGACCAGTTGCGAAAGTTGTCCGGCAAAGTCCACGAGTTGGTGTTTACGAATGGGGTCCAGCCCCATAAGCCACATGGCTCCTGCGTCAGACTTGTCCTTGAGTCTCTTCAGGACTTTGTTCGCAACTTTCTCTGGAGCCTTCAGTTCCTTGGGGGGGTCTTTCACTCTGATTGTCACTTTCTATTACTGACGAGTCAAATCCTACGCTATTGAAAACGAAACCAAAAGATGTATATTGCCCACGAAGGCGAGGCAAAACCAATGGACAAGGACAAATCCGGGCTGGAAGTCTACCACCAGCACACCTATCAATCTTCCGAGGGCCAATCTTACAAACTGGGATTCTTCATTCCGTTCGAGAATGGGGCACTCAAGCCCTTGGAGTTCTGGGTCAAGTCCGAAAACAAGAAAACAATCTTTCGATCATCTGGGTACAATGACCCCACATGGGTCGTAGACACCTCTAGCAATGACGACTTCCGCTTTATCGACATCGTTAAAGAAGGGCTGAAGCTGCCCATTGAAACCAGTTCGTTCCTTATTTCACTATGGAGGGAGATCCACGAAAAATGGCAAGGTCTAGAAAGAGAAGCAAGAAAAGAAATGCCAAAGTCGCCACGATTAAAAGAGTTCAAAAAGACACTGAACTGAACGACATAAAGAAATCGCTGGACCTTTGCCTTTTTGAAATCCATGAGCAACAGATCTCCAGCCAGAAGCAGAAGCACAGATTGCTTGAGGTCAGGAACATGATCCAGAACCGACTACACAAGCAGCCAGGAATAAGCCTGTGAACCTTGCCATTTCCCGGAGAGGGGGGTTTTCATTGGTGCGGCATTTGGCCTCCCTCTCCGCTTTCAAGGTAAACCCATAGAAACCCTCCAGTGTAGTCAATGCCAACAAGTCCTGCCCCTGGACAAAAAGCACTTCCAGTTCTTCTGGGACCAGAAGGCCAACCAGACCCGACACCTGAAAATCTGCAAAATATGCAACAGGAGAAGGCTCAGGACGAATATCCAGCACAGGTCTTTGCGTCTCCTTCATGGGGCAAAAAGGAGAGCCAAACTCAAGGCTATGGAGTTCGGGCTAGATATCGAATGGGTCAAAAAAAGAATCCAACTTGGAACCTGTGAAGCCTCAGGAGTGCCCTTTGACCTTCAATCCAAGTCGGGCCAACTCTCCCCACGAACCCCCACTATTGATAGAATCATTCCAGAACTAGGGTACACGAAAGAGAACTGCCGAATCATCTGCATGGCACTGAACACGCTGTTTGGGACATGGGGAGAAGGAGCGGCAATCGAGATAATCCTGCCCTATCTCACAAAAAGGGGAATCAAGACATGGAATTAAGCGAACGAAACAGTTGGATGCAGCCAGCCGACAACGAACCCACCGAAGGAGTCGAGTTCTGGTTCAAGTATGATCCAGATACCGACAACTTCGCACTCCTGTTCACCTCACCCTCCAACCGCAAGCAAGTGAAAATACACCTCTCAAGCAAACTCATGGAACGATTCATGGACGAAAGCCTAGCTTTCTTCATAGACATTATGAACCGGGAAGAAAGGGAAGACGATGAGAATAGCCCTTGACTATGACGGCACCATCACCAAGGCACCGCCATTCTGGGAAGATTTCGTAAAACTCTGCAAAACACACAGCATCGAGGTCTGTGTCGTCACCGCAAGACCCCCTCGCAAAGCATACAAAGACGAAATACCCTACATCCTCGGGCACTCGGTCCCTGTCATCTTCACCAGCGGAAGAGCCAAGAAGCCCTATTGCCGGGAACAAGGGGAAGAGTTCGACATCTGGATCGACGATAACCCCTGGATGGTACACATCAGCTCAGAGGATCTGAAGAAACATGGAATCGAACCCTAAACCCGAACTCGTTGTCGTCATCTGGGAGGATACCGCCGCATTAGAGGAAACATGGAGCGATGAGGAAGAAGCACGGGAACTCAAGCCAGGGATAATGCACTCAGTCGGCTGGATCCTCGCCAAAACACCCAAATACCTCACCATCACCTCCTCCGTTGAGTTCGACGGCGAACTCGTAGGCGATGTCAATTGCATACCACTCGGTTGCATAAGAGAAATCAAACAAGTACGACCCCATGAGAAATCCACTTGACCCACAGCAAGGCAACGGATAGAACCTCTCCTGACGACAGGAATCTGTCGGTGCCAAGTTTAGGGTCTTCGGCACCCAGCATACGAAGGACTCACCAACAACTCAGGGTGAACAACCGCAAGAGCAGTGCTGGCAACAATCCACCGCTATTCCCCCATAAAAAAAAGGGGGGGTAGGGGGGGTTTTGACCAGCACCAAAGGATCTACCACAATCTAGGGAGTAAGTTGCCGAAAGCAGACCTGCTGAACAACCTACTCAAATTGAAAAAAGTGATGTGGTGCAGCTGCACCTGCAGCAGCCACTAACCACAGGAGAAGTTATATGCCAAAAGGACCAGGCACCTACGGAAGCCAAGTCGGCAGACCTAAGAAGAAGAAATAGCCATACCAACATCTCGGCCTTCCTTGAACCGGATACCCACCGCCTTCCACATCAGCGGGTGTCCGGTTCTCTTTTTAGCCAGATAGCCACAGAACCACCGCAGGACGCTATTCGAGGAAAATGT